AACTTTGTTGAAGGAATTTACGAGTGACAATAAGTCTGGTACATTTGGCGGCAAATAAGGAGTTAGTTAATGCCTTACTCAGTACGATCTGAAGACGGGTATACTTTAAACGGTATACCTGACAACCTAGAACCTAATGACCCTCAAGTACTTGCGGAACTAGACAAACTGCGTGCTAAGAATGCTGCCCCACAAAAAGTGGCGAAGCCTCGCCCTAGTAGAACGTCTGGTAGGATAGCCGAAGAAAGCTCTGGTATTATAGGTAACATACTAAAAGGTTTCGGTTCTGGTGCGACAGGTATGTTGGAGTCCGCTGCTTTAGGTGCAGCTACCCTGCTAGAGGAAGAGGCGGAGCTAGAAGCTCGTAGCAAGATAAGAGAAGCATTTGATATAGACATGCTCAAAGGAGCAGATCAAGACTCTATAGCTTACAAATTAGCTTCGGGTATAGGTTCTATAGCCGCATTAGCCCCCGCCGCATTAGCTGGCCCTGCTGCTTTACCTGTGGCTGGTGTCGTAGCTGCTGGTGCTGGTGCTGGTGAGGCTAGTGAACGTGCGCGTGCGTACGGTGCTACCGAAGACGAACGTAATATAGCTGCCCTTAAAGGTACGGCTATCGGCCTCACTGAGCTAGCTCCTTTTGGCAGGCTTGCTAAAGGTTTAAGTAGAGGGGCTAACAAAGCCTTTGACATGCCCAAAATAGATGCGGGTGTAGATAAGGTACTTGACCTGCTCGGCCCTAAAGCTGTAACAAGCATTAACTCTCGTATTAGAAACGTAGCTGGCACTGGCCTAGTAGAAGGCGCACAGGAAGGCGCGGCTGCTATTTTACAAAACCTCACAGAACAAGGCTATAACCCAGAACAAGTACTGGTAGACACTGGCGTTCTAGAAGAAGCCGCTATTGGCGGTGGTGCAGGTGCAATACTCCAAGCCCTAGCAGACGTTATAGGTGGTAGAAGGGGCGTAAGGCAAGGAACTGGCATCGAAGGTGACTCCGCCGAAACCGCTGGGGTGGAAGAAGCTACTCTCCCCGTCACTGAAGAGACCGATGCAGACGTTATTGCAAAAAGCAATGCCGAAGAAGCAGAAGCAGCTATACAAGAAACAGAGGCAAAAGTAGTAACAGAAGCAGACTTAGAAGAAGTAACGTCGGAAGAGCCAAGGCTCGGTGCTACTGAAACTGAGACTGAGACTGAAGCTGCGACTGTCTCTTTTAATATCCTAGAAGAAAAGTCGGCGAATACTGACGTAGATGTAACTCAAGAGGTTACACAGAGAACCTCTCAGGGAGTTAGCCAAGAAGATGCTATTGCAGAGGTAAACACGTTAGTAGACGCCAAGATAGCGGAGCAAGCAGATGCTGGAGTTCTTGACGAGACAAGAAGTAGAGATAGCGTTCCTGTTGTTAAAGAAGCACCCCCAGAAACCGAAGTCATTACCACCGAATCTGAAACAGTTGTCGATGGAGGAGTGGACAACACTGAACAAGGCGCTACAGATACTGCTAAAGGAGAAAGCGGAAAGCCCTCTACACTAGCGCAGGCTATGAGCACGTTGAATGGCAAGCCTGTGACGTATCAAGCTGGCAGTAGAGACAGCGAAGCAGAGGTGGCTAGAAAGAGAGGTAAGAAAGAACTAACTGCTTTTGAGAAGGCGGAAGAGTTGAAAGTCTCTCAAGAGTTTAATCGTAGCCAGTCTGGTAAAGCGCCCATTATGAATAGGGCTAAGAATGTAGGAATAAACTACGACGCTGAAAAACAAAACCTAAGAAAGAACCAAAAAGTTTCTGCTAAAGAAGCTGACAAGCTAGTTACAGCCAAAGTAGAAGCCAAAGAAAAAGAAATTGTCGCTAAACAAAACACTATTAATGAAGTACTTGGTGTTTCTGCTATAGAAGCTGTTCCACAAGATAGCCCTAACTATTCCACTGATGTGGAGACTATCACGCCTAAACTTGTTAAGGAGCTAGGTCTTACAGGTAGAAATAAAGTCTTTGGTGATAAACTTATATCAGCATACCAAGAGACAGGTTCTCCTGAAATAACGCGGGGAGACTTAGCAGCCGTACTTAGGCAAGCAGATGAGAATACTCAAGTTGTTTTTGAGAACGCTAAGGATACTATACTCGCTCGTGAAGTTAAGAAACCTGAATCTCAACAACTCGATGAAGTAGCTGTAGAGAAAGAAGCTCGTAAGTCTATCAACGGTATGTTAAGCCTAGACAACAAAGGTAAGGCGTACGTAAACAAGCACGTAGGCCAGCGTGCAAAACCCAAAGAAAAAGCTCCAGATACAACTCCGAAGACGGATGACGTGCGTGATAAAGCTATCCTCAAGAAGGCGGGAAAAACTATAGGGTCAGAAAAAGGAGATGCTGCTGGTAAGCCTCTTACCCCCCAACAAATAACTGAAAGGTCGCAGGAGGTAATTGACACAGAAGGATTAGAACAGTTTGTAGAACCTAACCTCCGCGTAGCCCCAAAAGACGAAACTTCAGATCAGAAAGTAGAACGACTACGTTTGTTAGCCAAAGAAGATCAAGCATTTGTTGACCAAATAGAAGACAGGTTAGCTGGGGCTACTGCAATTGACTTAGATATCACGCTACTGCCTAAAAGCTACATAAACGAGTTAGACGGTGTGGTTACTGGAGACATACAGAAACTTGTTAGGAAAGGTGACCTTCGTGGGGCATTGATGGCGTTAAGTGGAGCTTCCACAGACTCCCGCGTTAAAAAGATTGCCCGTGTACTAGCTACAGCCGTAGGCGCTGCAAAGGTTAAGACTGCTGACGGCCCTGATTCGTTTGTGTCAAAGGATGGCACGCTATACATTGCCGAAGGGCCAGTGTACATACACACGTTACTGCATGAGGCCACTCACTCGGCAGTAAATAAAATACTAGACAACAAAGGTAGCCCCGCAACTAGAAAACTAGAGCAGTTGTTCAAAGAAGTAAAACCTCAACTAGACTCCGCTTACGGCGCTAAAAACCTCAAAGAGTTTGTCTCTGAGGCCATGAGTAACTCTGCGTTCCAACAGAAACTGGCAGGTATGAACCCTGATGGCTCTCCTATTGGGGCGTTGGAGAGGTTCTTTAGAATCATAACTAACTTTGTACGTGTTTTGTTAGGGGCTGACACTAAAACCACTGGCTCTGCATTGGATGCGACTGACCAAGCTATAATCTCCTTATTAGCCACATCTCCTGACACCCGTGGAGCAGGTAGTACTTACGCTAACGCTACTCGTGATGGTGTAAAGAAGATAATAAAAGATTTAGGGTTAATACAAAAAGGGTTCCCAGCCCCCACGCCTAAGTTCAAAAAGCAGTTTGGGGAGGACGGCGCTACGTGGTTAGACAGCGTTGAGTCACTAGTTACTAAGTTCGAAGCGTTGCAGTTACTAGATACGCAGGCTCTTGGGGACGTAGCGGAAGCACGGGGCTTCGGAAACTTAGGTAACTTACTACACAAATCAATCCAAAGACTGCGTGGGGGCATGGACGAATCGGACGTGTACGTAAGAGAGCGAGTGCAGACCGTTGCTCGTTGGGCGCAGAAAAACCCTGAGAAGAACAAAACGTTAGGTCAGTTAATTTATAGTAGAGAGTATGGAGCTACCATATACCAAGTAGACCCTACGCTAAAAGAAGATGCAGCAAAGAAAAAGTATGGTTCTGGCTCTGACAACTTTATGACGTGGAAAGAGCAGCGGAACGACTGGAATGCTCTAGGTAAAGACGGACAAGACACATACGTGTACCTACGAGATACGTACCGACAGCAGTATCAGAGCATGAAAGCTATTATCACAGGCCGTATGGAAGAGGTGGTAGGTAAGGAAGAGGCGGACAAGCTAACGACTAGTGTATTTGACAAGCTGTTCGACAAGAACACTCTAGATGTCTACTTCCCACTGGTACGTAATGGCAAGTTTAAACTATCCTACGTACCTAAGAAGACGGGTCAAGTAACCCCTGACCGCGATAACTATGTGGTGGAGATGTTTGAGAACGCGGCTGACCGTAACAAAGCTAAGAATGAAGCTATAGCTTTGGGTGCTACTGGGGTAGAAACCGTGGACGGAAATATATCTGCGAGTGATTTCCGTAAGAACGCCCCTGATGGAGGGTTCGTGAACGAAGTGCTTACTATTCTACAAAAGAATGGCGTAAATAGTACCGTACAAGATGACGTTATGAACTTGTTTATAGATTCATTGCCTGAAACTGCCCTCGCTAAAAGCCTTAAAGGACGAACAGGTATAGCGGGATACGACAGTGACCCTGTTGCGGCTATGAGAAGTAAGGCTTTCGATATAGGTCGCCAAGTACAGAGAATAAAGTACGCTGGAAACATACGTGCTATAACGTCTGAGATAGACAAGGTAGCTAGGAAACTGGAAGTAAACAACCCCAACAGCGGAACTACTAGTTCTATCGCCAAAGATATGTTGGCGCGAGCAGACTTTGCCGTCAATGGCGCGGGTAATAAGTTTGTGGAAGGAATAGTTAAAAACATTAACCAAGTGGCCTTTATCTACACTATTGGATTCAATGCTTCGTCCGCTATAGTTAACTTGAGTCAGTTACCTCTTGTGGTTGGCCCTATGTTAGGTGCTGAGTTTGGACATATTAAAGCAGGTAGGGCCATGAAGGAGGCTACGGCTTTGGTTAAGTCATCTGGTAATACGTTACAGTCTTACTTTGACATGACTTTGAATAAAGCTACCGGAGAGTATGAGTACACCCTAAAGAAAGGGCTAGACCCCAAGATAGAAGCGGAGTTTAAAGACCTAGAGGTATTGGTGACTATGGCTTCAGGGCGATCCTACCTAACGCAGTCGTATTTAGCTGACGCATCGGGGTTAGATGAAGGTACACAAACGTTCGAGTTCATTAAAAAGAAATTTGGTGTGGAAGCATCAGGACGTGTAAATCAGGGTAATGTAGGGGCTAAAATACTAAACAGCGTATCTTCCCTGTCGGCAATTATGTTTAATGCTGGAGAGAAGTTTAACCGACAGGTGACTTTGTTATCTGCCTACAAGCTGTCACTAGAAAACGTACAGACCAGAGAAGGTAAGAAAAAGAAAGAGGATCAGCTATCGACAACCGATATGCAGAAAGAAGCCTCTGAAGATGCTCTTTATAAGTCTATGGAGTATAACGGTGGTGCGGTACTAGAGACAGGTTCTAGAGTGTCTCAGCAGGGCTTTGGGCGTGTAGCGTTTATGTACAAGAACTACGGTTTTCGTATGTACACCACTATGTTCAAGACGGGTAAACAAGCCCTAGAACTTAGCTTTGCTCCTAAGAAGGGAGAGACTGCGGCACAGAAAGAAGAACGTATACGTCAGAGAAAGATAGCTTGGGGCAAGTTACGTGCTATCCACCTATCCTCTCTTTTGATAGCGGGTATACAAGGTATGCCTATATACGGCGCGGTAGCTTTGTTTATAGACCTTACTATGCTGGAAGATGACGAGGATGATGCAGATACCGTAATCCGCAAGTACTTTGGTGAAGGTTGGTTCAAAGGGCCAGCAGTAGACGCTCTGGGAGTAGACTTCTCTAAACGTGTTAGGTTGAATAGCCTATTGTTTGAGGCGAACAGGTATAGTAGAGACTCATCTCTGGAAGAAAGTATACTTTACCATATCGGTGGCCCCGCATTGAGTACTGGAAAGAGGATGGAGCGTGCGATTAACGACTTCTCTGAGGGAAATATACAGCGTGGTATAGAGAGCGCCCTTCCCGCAGGACTCACAAACTTGTACAGGAATAGCCCACTAGGCAGGTTCCAACAGGACGGAGCTATGGAAACTCGACGCGGGGACGTTATATACGATGACTTAAATGCGGGAGACTTCTTTGCTGGTATGGTGGGCTTCCCTCCCACAGGCTACACGTTTGCTCAAGAGCAGTCGAACGTAGAGCAGCGTATAAACCGATCTGTAACTAAGGAAAGGTCTAAGTTGCTGAAAGAATACTACGTAGCACGTAGACAGGGTGACTACCCTGAGTCTAGAGAAATAAAGAAGAAAATGCGGGAGTTCGGTAAGAAACATCCAAGCGCACGAATAACGTACGATTCTTTGAAACGGTCTTACAAAGGACACCTACGTACCACGGCTAAGATGCACAATGGCACTACGCTAAGTCCTATGATGAAGTCGGTGTTAGAGGCGGAACGACGAGAGTACGATACTTCTAGTTTGTTTGACTAAAAAAACTCCCTGCCGCCTCGGAAACGGACAGGGAGAAAGGGATAAACTGCTATAGGGTACGCCAAACACGTATCCCTAACATATCATCTTGTATTATAACTCTTATTTCTAACTGCCAACACCTACGTTTAAATATATCTTTGCACTGCGCTATAGCTTTCTGAGTGTTTATACAGGGTACAAAGACTGAGGCTCCTACAACCATACTGCCCCAGTCTATAACTACCTTAACTCCATCAGGGTCAAGGTCATCTAGTTTAAGCATCTACGGGCGTGTCTACAGACGTTTTAGAGCAGTCTACAGCCAATACTCTCGACGGAGGTAGTTGGGTAGATGTACCCTTAGTTAGCCGCATAGTGACTGTCTTAGCCGCCATATGCGAAATCAAATCCGCCTTAAACGAGCTGTAGTTTATATCCTGCTTACCGCACCATGCTTTCAAGGGCTTGGGGGTTAAGTATAGAATCTTTACATCCGTCTCGTATCTACCTACCAAACGTACTCTTGGATCAACTTCGGGTATCACTAACTCGTCTAAGCCGTTATCTTGCGGCTTTCGTAGATCATCGGTGCTACGTATCTTTAGGATGCTACCCCAGTTCTCGTGCAGGTAGTTGTTTAGCGTCTCTTGCACAGATGAAGTCATATCACTCACGTTCCTTAGATTTTCTTTTAGCAGTCCTAGTGAGTAGTTCATTAGCGGCTTCGGTAAGTAGGGTAGTAGACCTAGACGATAGGCTATCATAGCGCCAGTAATCGTACAGGCTACACCTGCTGACCAGAAACGGTTCTCTGCTTTAAGCCCCGCCTCCTTGTCTATAGCTTTCTGTACCTTTCCCAGTAAAGCCCTGACCGCTTCTAGGTTATCTATAACGTACTGTATATAGATAATACCCGCATGACCGTACAACACCTCTGCGTTTTGAGCATGGGCATCAGTAAGGTGTTTAGTCTCCGACTCGTTAAACAACTTCGTAGCCTTAGTCTCCATCATCCTCTGGGCTTCTGCTTTCGGCATAGCCTTAGCTAAACTAACTTTCTCGATGATACTAGTGTTACCTGTTGTTACCGTTAGAAGGCTCCAAGGCTCACCCCTAGCACGTTCTATGTTACCTCCACCAGCCATACGGTTCTTCTGCCTACCTCCAGATAGTTGATAGATCATGTCAGAAAGTTCGTCTGCTTTGGCGTTAGTCATCTCATCAATGTACAAAGGCAAGTTATGGTACACCTCCCCGCGTAACATCCTAGAGTTTTGAGTGTCGTTCTTCTCTATCACCAACTCTTTTGGCTTGCCCCACACCGAAGCCGCTACGTACATAGCTGTCGTTTTGCCTAAACCAGACTCTGTACTGTGTACATGAAAGCCCGAACAAGCTATTGGGGACAGAGCCATAAGAGGAGAGCCGAAACTTGTAGCTACAATGTATTGGTGTAGTTCAAAGCCATCACGGTTATAGAAGCCAACCATCTCCTTCCACTCTTCCATAGTGCCGCTTGGCTCAAAGGCATGAAACAAGTCTCTGGTTGGCGTAGATGGAGGGTTAGACTCTATGCGATCTGCAAATATTTCTTTATCCCCAAGCACGAAAGACTCAAAGTCATCACCTGTCCAACCGAACTGCCTACGTGCGTGTTGAGTAGCGGTGGTTGCCTGTAACTCGTTAACCCACCTAGTCGTGTAATTCATAATGTCATCCATTTTAGTAACAGCTACACCGTGTAAAGCCATCTGTTTGCGAAACTCCTCTCTAGAAGTTACAGCGGTTAGAGGTACAGTAAACTCTCTGACCCCGTCCACAGGCAGATGAAGACGCATAACTATACCCTCACCGGATTCAACGTCCTGTATACGTTTAACTACATACAAGTCGTTATGGTAGATAAGTTTTTCATCCATATCCCCATCGTCGTTCTTAGTGCGTATGTATACACCACCCGTAGCACCTCGGAAGTAGGGTTTAGGGTAAGGAGGTATAACGTATGTAGTACTAACACCGGAGTCTTTCTCCATAGAAACTACGTTATCTTCTTCTTCCGCTTCCTTAACACGTTGTCCTAGTACTATAGGAGAACCTATCTTACCCCAGTGTTTACAGTCTGTGCATACGTCAGGTCTGTTATCGTTGAACGTATCGCACCTGTGAACATGTTTTGTTGTGTCATACTTACTATCTGTTTCTGCGGGATCGTAGTCATCGTACCCCCGTGATATTTTATGTGCGCCTTCTCTACCACCATCTACACAGTGTTTTATGATAGACACAGCGTCAAACCACAAGGGTTCGCTAATCTCGTTAGGGTTCTTGAGTACGTGCGCTATCTGAGCACAGCCATCTCCCCGACTAGTCTTGGCGATAATATCCTTAAAGTAGTTCTCTTTGTTTTTGTACAGCCCTTGCACCACCGCACTAAACTCTTCTATAGGCGAGGGAACTGGTATCGGGTCATAACCTAGTAGTTCAGAGAAATCATCGAAGTTAACCAAGTCCTGCTCTGTATTACCAAAGTACCCAACTTTAGAGGGGGGATCAGTTTTGTGATTATGCGTAGAAGGTATACGTAGTATCCTAGCCGCATCTGACGTTACTGCGTGGTCGCATATAAGCCCGTGGGTCTTAGTTAAAGCCTTTAGGCGTACAGCTACAGGGAACCAATCGTCATACGTCACAGGTTCAGACAGGTGCCAGTAGACATGTATACCGCGACCTGAGTTAACAAGTATAGGTATGGGCAGACTAAGGGTCTTACAGAACTCTTGTAGCGCGACTACCGCCTTTTCCTGAGTAAGGTACCCTTTATCTTCATCGACTTTAGTTTCACCGCAATCGATGTCAAAGAACAACGACTGTAGTTTATGTACGTTAGAAACCTTCCGCGAGGTAGGCTCTTTAAATGTTGCTAAGGCAAAGTAACAGTCGTATCCATCTGCATCTAGTTCGTGCGCTTTGTCTATCATCTGGTCTATAGAAGACACCAACTTCTGATATGGTGCCCCGCCAGCTTTTTTGTTATGCGCCCAAATGCAGTATAAACCGCTATCAGCTAAAGCCCTTTGCAAAAATGATTTAGTATTCATATCCGCATCCGAGAGGTAAGGTAGCAGGGGTGCATATGCACCCTCTTCGGTGTATTAGTTACGCCTAGCTACAGGTTATTAGAGGGGGGAGGTTTTACCCGTCCCAATTATCCACGATAGATGCTAAGTCTTTGTCTTCTTCTTTTGGTGCTACGGACTTCTTCTTAGCTGTTTTCTTAGGTTGCTCTATAGGAGCTTCTTCCAGTGTATCATCACCGAACAAGTCATCAGATACTACAACAGGTTTTTGGTCAGCATTAACTTGTGCTGAAGCTACGTTAGCGGTAACGGTTTCAAATGGGTTACCACTATCCATCTCAAATCCATCTGCTACAACACCGAACGGTGAGGCGGCTTCCATAGGTAGGTACTTGATAACCTGTACAGCACGTAAGCGAACAGATACACCTGCGTCACGCATATTGTAAGGGTAGAAAGTAACAGCTACGTTAGCAGTACTGCCTGTGGTTAGCTTAAAGTCTTCTGGTAACTCTTTACTCTTAGCATCGAACTGCTTCGGAGGATTAGTAGCGTCCTTGCCGTAGGAGGCTTTCAGTACAGCTTTACCTACGAAGGTACCACTTTCTTCTTTTTCAAAGGGAAAATCAATCTTCTCAGGCCATCCTTTCTCTTTGGCTTTAATATAAGCGTCAGACATTTGCCCATACAGAGCCTTGGCCTGATCCTTGCTCATACGAAACTTAGTCTCGTACTTAGCGCCATCCTCAAATGCATCACAGGGTACGCTCTTACCGTTCTCACCTGCGGAAGCATCATACCGATAAGGCTGGTTGATACGAGGGTAAAGTATTTCTACGTTTTCAATTATATAACTCATGCTACATTCCTTTCTTGGTTGCGTTTAATTCAAAACCTTCTACTACTGCGAATGGAGACTTAGGTTCCGCAGATACATCTAAGCTAATAGCCTTGAGTGTATCGGGGTGGTTCTTCAACTCTGAAACCTTTTCTGCCTCGCCTTCATACAGATACCGTATCGGTCTAAAATAAAGTTTAGGGATCGGACTATCTTCATCAAAATACACCCGCGTTACTAAACGGGTTGCTACCCAACCTCTGCTAGACAGAAACTTAACATAGTCTTGCATCGGCAAGTGTACACCGTTACCTCTACCATATATCGAAGTAGCGGGTAACTGTAGTTGGATTACCTTATCTAGCTCATCTGTAAATACTACAGCTAGACGTTGGGCAAACCTACAAGCACGTCCGCGATTACTCCCTGACCCACGTATGTTCTGTGGGCAATCCATACAACGGGCGGCTTGCTTGCTCTCTTGTGGTACATCTTCAGACGGTCTTTGCGTATCCGCTGACCAGCACGTAGGTGCTGATGATCTGTTGGGGTCGTAAGCATTTTCAAAATATGACCTTGAGATCGGGGCCGCGTTGACCACTACAATGTCCACAGAGGAACCTTCTATGGTAACGGATTCCAAATTATCCACAAGAGAAAACTTCCTACCATATAAACTAATTCTTCGCACATTACATGTCCTCGTCGAATAGTTCTTCTATATCAACGGACTCAACTACCGCTTTTGAATCCTTTTCCTGTACATGTTTAGCTACCCTAATCTCTGCCACCTCTTGTGCATTCTTAGGCTTTGCAGAGTTACCAGATACTGCTGACCCGTTAGATAGCAAGGCGCTAGTGACATCTGAGAGTTTAAACCTGTACGTGTTACCTGCCTTAATAAAGGCGCTTCGGGGTATATGCCCCTTGCGTATCCATAGCCGTATGGTTGTTACCGATACTGAAAAGTGCTCGGCTAGAACCTCTATGGGCACAAAAACTTCTGCATCACTCATTATTTTTTCCTCACCGCTACTGCGTATTCTGAATCTACATTAAGACCTCTTGGTACAAGGTCGGGATTATCTTCTAAAAACTGCCGGACATTACCTTGGTTAAGACGCTTGTCGAAGAACTCAGGTACATCATGCTCTTTAACAAACTTATACATAGACTCCCAATCGCTAGTCCAGTACCTAGTCTTAACTGACCTATAGAATAGACCTGCGGAAGTCTTGACACTCTCTACGCCTTGCTCCTCGCAGTATGTGAGAAGTGCCGATTTAACCTTCTCTAGTTGAGTTATAAGTACTTCGTCCTTCTCTTTAAACTCTGATGTCAACTCTACTCTCTTAGCCTTGATCTTCAAGTAAGTCTCAGTCAACTTCTCGGCGGTTACGTTACCACTCATAACTTCTTCCTTTTATTGACGGGATGTTCACTTTAATGGCTCTTTATGCCCTAGTCAAGTATTTCTTTATAGAGATCGATCATTTTTGTGTGAACGTCTATTCTACTATCTAATAGTGTGTAAACACGTTTCTCTACGTTCGATCCTTGTAACTGTACGATGGTACATTTCTGGTCTTGTCCTGATCTATGTACACGGGCGTTTGCTTGAGCATAGGTTTCTAGAGAACTAGTCGGCCCCCACCATACCACCGTATTCGCCGCAGTTAGTGTTACCCCATGCGCTGCTGATTGAGGTTGGATAACTAACACTTTGGGGTCGTCTTGCTCTTGGAACTGTTTAAATATCTTGGTACGGTTGGGTGCGCTAACGTCCCCACGAATTACCTCTGTAGATATTTTATCTTCTCGTAACTTGTTTGTGAGTATGTCTATCGTATGTTTGAACGGAACGAAAACTAATACCTTCTTACTAGACTCATCAATTACTTCTCGTAATACCTTATATCTATGCTTTATATCAAACTCTAAAGCATCCCCTTCGTCGGTATACACGGCACCACTGGAAATCTGTAGTAACTTGTTCATGTTAACAGCGGCATTGACAGCGGTTATCTGTTCGCCCGCCGCCTGCATAACCATCTTATTCTTTAGTTCGGTGTAGTACTTCTTTTGCTGACGTGTTAACTCTACCTCACGTTTCACATACACCATTGGGGGTAAGTCTAGGCACTCGTCTTTTGTAAATCTTATAGCAGGTTGCAGTGCGTTATATACTGTATCTGTAGCTGTATCCTTAGCCACCCACTTAAAATTAGTTACCTTACGCATCACTTGGTCGCGGAAAGAACTAAAGAACTTAGGCACACTGTGGGGATTAATTAGTTTAGCTAACCCGTACGCGTCTAGGGGACTCTGTGCCGCAGGTGTACCCGTCATCATCCATAGCCATGTGTCTGGTTTAAGTAACCTGTTTAGGGTCTTCCACCTAGTAGTTTGGGGGTTCTTATAGTGAGTAGCTTCATCCACAATTACTAAGTCGAACCCACCGTTAGCTATGGTATCTTCTACAATAGCCAGCCCGTCATAATTTATTACTACATACTCCGCGCCGTTATCTATTATCTTTCTGCGTTTGGCGGCTGACCCGTAGGCCACGTCCACTGTCCTGTGCATGGCAAACCTAAATAAATCGTCACGCCACGCGGAATCCATTATAGATAGAGGGCATATGATTAGTACGCGGTTAATCTTCCCCACATTAAGTAAGTAGTCTGATGCCCATATAGCAGAGGCTGTCTTGCCTGTACCTTGTTCGTTAAAACAAAAAGATTTCCTGTGTAGGGTCATAAAAGCCGCAGTAGTCTTTTGGTGGTCGAAGGGAGTGTACTGCCCCGTCCACTCGTACTTACCCTCGATGGGGGAAGGTGCCTTGATGTTAAGGTTTCGGAGTACATGGGTTTCTTCTATGCCCCAGTTAACTAAGACTTGGTTGTCCGCTAACTCCTTGCTCTTTGGAATTACCGTAGTCACTTGACTAGGGTTGCGAAGACGTAACAATAACGCCCTGTTGTCTACTATCTGCATCTTTTTACTCTCTTGTTAACATGTTTAGCTAGGGGTATCTACGACCCCGTCGTCCCGGAGGGGACAAGTGTTTATTAAAAACCCTGCTTCGTTCACCGATAGGGTCAGGTCGGTATCATGGGATAAAGGAAAAACTCCCTGAACTGCCTAAATTTTTACGCGTAAAATACCCACTCGGAGGACACGTTTATATTTTTAGACGCATCTAGGCAACGTCTCTTCACACCACACACATACCAAATAAGGCATACATATAATACTAAATGATCATTTCCCTTTAGGGCTAACCCTAAGTAGAATGCCGCCTCCAAACAATTACCCAGAGGCACCCGTGATAATTTTCATGCTCATATTCGTTGTTCTATCTCTATCCGCAGTGGCGGCTCAAGACTTATAACTTTTACGCTATCTTACCCTTACTTATCCTACCACCTGCGGTACGGTTTTTCTTTTTGCTTTGTATAGTATAACCGTCTTTGTTACTACCACCCTTTGCTAGGGCTACGTTATGGGCTAAGTCTCTACCCTCGCGCTTATCGGCTATGCCGTTTTTGTTAGCGTCTTTACTGCTACTATCTACCTTCCGCCTGAGACGTTGACGTTCCATACGTCTCTCGTGCGCGGGGCTACCTACGGGAGGGTTCTTTTGTTTCTTTCGATCTGCTTTATTCTTGTACGGCATTAGTTTCTCCCGTTGTACACACATTCTGTCACTATACAGTGACGTTTACACAAACCACTTTGGTTCGCATTCCATACATCTTTCTTATACGCTTGCTCCATACGACTGTAATCGGCAAGCCACTTAGCCCATAGCTTAGACTCGTCCTTCTTGTAGTACTTGTCCTTTACAAGCTCGTTACATACTACAAACAACAATCCGCCCTTCACTGTCTCTAGCTTTGGGTACATCTTAAACAAGCTCATAGCCATTAGTTCTAGCTGCCCTTTGTCTGCGTACCTAGTGTTCTTACTAGTCTTGTAGTCTATTACCCACGCCAACTTAGCTTCTCTATCAAGGATAACTAAGTCAGCGATACCTCGCCACCACACGTTATCATCTCTAAACCCACACGGCTCAAGGTTCTCAGTGAGTCCCATCTCCAACTCACAAATCTTCTCTCCTTTCTTAGCGAGTAGGGCATCTAAAACATCTTTACAGTAACTGTACTTAGCTGGTAGAGCTGTACCATCCCTAACGTATTCTTCTGCCGCCAAGTGTACAGCGGTGCCGTATAGCATAGCTTCTGTCTCAGGTTCCTTGTAGTCCTTAGCCATCTTGAGGTGGTAGAACTTCTTAGGACATTGTTCAAAAGACTTTATCTTCGAGAAAGACCACGGGGCTATGTTCATTCTTTTTCCCCTAGCATTGTTGCGGCCACTATTAATTCCTCTATAAGAGAGTGTAGCATGTCAGGGGTTAAGATTATTCTATCCTTGTGAGTTGTGGCCCCGTCTACCTCCACTTGCTCTACAAGTATAACGTCT